GACACAAAAACTAAATATAGACATAGTAGCACGAGATAAATCCAAACAGGCTTTAAATGGTGTTCAAAAATCTTTAGGAAGATTAAAAGATTCTGTATTCAATCTTAAAAATGCTTTTTTAGGTTTAGGTGCTGGGCTTGTTGTTAGAAATTTAGTTAATACAGGAAAACAATTAGAGAATTTAAGAACTAGATTAAAGTTCTTACTTAAAGATACAAACGAGGGTGCAAAGGCATTTGAGAACATGACTAAGTTTGCATCTAAAGTGCCTTTCTCACTTGAGGAAATACAAGCTGGTGCTGGTATTCTTGCAACAGTAACAGATAATGCAGATGACTTACAACAAATGTTAGAGATAACAGGTAATGTTGCGGCTGTAACAGGATTAGATTTTAGAACTGCTGGAGAACAAATACAAAGATCATTTAGTGCTGGTATAGGTGCGGCAGACTTATTTAGAGAAAAAGGTGTTAGAAATATGCTTGGCTTTAAAGCTGGTGCAACTGTATCTATTGAAGAAACAGTGGAAGCGTTTGAAAGAGTGTTTGGTAAAGAGGGTAGGTTTGGAAAAGCTACAGATGAATTAGCAAATACTTTTGAGGGAACTCTATCAATGATTGGAGATAAAGTTTTTAATTTTAAGAAAGTATTATTAGAAGCTGGATTTTTTGAAGAACTTAAAAATCAATTTGGAGATTTAGATACATTTTTACAAAATAATGCAAAACAATTAGACCAAATAGCAACAGCTATAGGAAAGAATTTAGCAAATGCAATAATTGGTGCTGTTAAATTAGGAAAAGATTTAGTTCCATTTTTAACAAAAGTTAAAGATCAATTAGTAGGATTAAAAGAAACATTTGATACTTTACCAGCAGTAATGAAACAGGCTGGTATTATTGGTGCTTTAATGCTTGGTAAAAAAGGATTTTTAGGTTTAGCTTTAATTTTAAAAGCAATAGAAAAAGCAGATGAGTTTGGAGAAAAATTTGGCGATAAAGGAATAAAAGTAAAAATTGAACCATTTGAACATGAGTTATCAGGAAATAGTCAAATAGCTGAAAGAAATAAATTAATTAATGAAACTGCTACAGCCATAAAAAAAGCAACAGCAGAAGAAAAAAGATTAACAGAAGAATTTTTAAAAACTCAACAACCGATACATGATATTATTCACGATATGTCTATCGAGTTGCCATCAGCTTTTGAAAAAGCAAAAGGAGAAGCGTTTGATGGATTTAAAGAGGGCTTAACATCAGCACTTGATGTTTCAACATTTGATAGATTTAAAAAGGTAGGGGAAGATTCTTTAAAAGCGTTAAAAGATTCATTAACTGATTTTATAATGACAGGTAAAATTAGTTTCCAATCTTTAAAAGAAGTTATTATAAGATCATTAGTTGAAGCGTTAGTAGGTTCGGCAGTTCAATCAGCTATTAAAAAGGCTTCTGCATTATTTAAAATGGAAGCTATTAAAAAAGCTATGATTTCAGTTTATGAGGGTGCATTAAAAACTTTTGCTTCTATACCTTTTCCATTTAATATAGCGGCGACAGGGTTAGCCATTGGTGCTGGAATGAAACTTGTAGATAAAATTAAAGGATTTCAAAAAGGTGGTGCAGTATCAAAAGGTCAACCAATTTTAGTTGGAGAAGGTGGTCCAGAACTATTTGTACCTAACCAAACAGGACAAATTACACAAAATGCTAGAGGAACAAATGGTGGTGCTACAACAGTTAATTTTAATATTAACACAGTAGATGCTTCTGGTTTTGAAGATTTACTATTTAGATCAAGAGGAACTATATCAGCATTAATTAATCAAGCTGTTAATGAACAAGGTAGAGAGGCAGTAGTATAATGTCAGGTGCTTTTCCAATATCAACTTCTGCGTTCTCAACAATGGGAATTAGATCATCTCAAAATACAATTATCTCATTAACAGATAGTGGTAAAAAATTATCAAGACAAATAGATGGTCAAAGATTTGGATTTACTGCAAAAATTATAACTGCAAAAAGAGATGAAGTTTATGGATTGCTAATGGCTTTTATAATGAAACAAAGATCAGGCAAAGAAAATTTTACAATAGTTCCACCAGAATTAAAAAATGCCAAAGGACATGAGAATGGAACAGTACAAGTTGATGGCGTACACTCTGCTGGAGATACTACTATTGATATGGACGGATTTGCTCATGATGGCACAAAAAGATTTAAAGCTGGAGATTTTATAAAATTTGCTAACCATTCAAAAGTTTATATGGTAATTGAAGATGTTACAGCTTCAAGTAATTCAGCAACAGTTACAATAGAACCACCATTAGTATCTAGTCTAGCAGATGATGAGGTAGTAACTTATGATAATGTACCATTTACAGTATATTTAACAAATGATATTCAAGAATTTGGAACAGTAGGTGCTAACGCATCTGGAGATTTATTATATCAGTTTGAATTAGATGTTGAAGAAGCACTATAAATGACAAAATATTTAGTAAGGCATTATGTTACTGCTGACTTTCTCGCAGAAAAAGTAGTAGATGAATCTGAAATTGATTTAGAAAAAAACAATTTAAAACAAAATACTATTCCAGATGGAAGTTTTAGCTTTATTATGGTAGAACAAAGCGAAAAACTAATAAGAACAACCTACGAGAAATATGACGAGAGCCTTAACAACAGCAGTAAAGAACCAACTAGCAACAAATGATATAAGACCAGTTCATCTTATTAATATCGGTTTTAGTACTCCTATTAATTTAACTGATTGTTCTTTTCCTTTAACTTCTTCAATATCTGGTTCAGCAGTTACATATTCTGCAAGTGATTTTATATTAGATATATCTAGCTTTAATGAACAAACTGATATTACTAAAGGTACATTAAACCTAACTTTATCTGGTGCTAATACAGTTTATATTGCAGTTGTACTTAATGAGAATGTAATTAATAGTGATGTAACTATTTATAGAGGAATATTAAATAGTTCAAATACACTTATTGCAGACCCTATATTACTTTACAAAGGAACAATTGAGGGTTTTGATATAAATGAAAACAAAACACAGAGTTTATTAAATTTAAAAATTGTATCTCATTGGGCAGACTTTGATAAAAAAGCTGGTCGTCAAACAAATCATGCTTCTCAAAAAAGATTTTTTTCATCTGATAATGGTATGCAATATTCAGCAAAAGTTGTTAAAGAATTGAAATGGGGTAAATAATGAAAGATATTATTTCACTTTATCGTAACTTTGATTTTTACAATTATTTAACAGATGAAGATTTAGAAAGTAACTTTGAGCCAAGTATAAAATTAAATCAGTACAAAAAACATTTTAAAGATAATAAACTAATAGGTTTTACTAATTGGGCTTTTCTATCAGATAGTAATTTACAAAAATTTAAAACAACAGGAATTATAGAACTATCAGAATGGAATAGTGGAAATAACCTTGTATTTGTATTTCTTATAGCTTTAAAAAATTTAAGAAATATTTTCTATTGGTGTATAAACAAATCTAAAGAATTTATTAATATTAACAAAGACTTTACATGGTTAAGAATACAAGATGATAAAGTAAAAAGAATTATAACAAGGCGTATATAATGGGTGGTGTATTAAGAACTATAAAAAAAGTTGTTAAAAAAGTTGTAAAAACTGTTCTTAAAGTTGTCCAAAAAGCTATACCTTGGTTGAACCCATCATTTCCTAATTATCCAGAAAGTAATTTTGGAGATTCTCCAATGGATTCATATGAAAAAGGGCTTTTAATAAATAAACAATCTAATGACGCAAATATTCCTGTAATTTATGGAGAAAGATTAATCGGTGGAACTAGAGTATTTGTAGAAACTGGTGGAACTGGTACATTATCAAATAGATATTTATATGTTGCACTTGTTTTATCAGAGGGAGAAATAAATTCAGTCGAACAAATATATATAAACGATAGATTAATAAATTGGGACGGAGCATTAACTCATGGCTCAGTAAGAGCAACAACTCGTGGTTCTAAGAACTATTATATTAAAAGAAGTTATAAAGATTTTTCTTTAGTTCGAGCACAATGTTTTATGGGTAAAGAAAATCAAACTTCATCATCATTATTATCAGAAGCATCAGGGTGGGGTTCTAATCACAGATTAAGAGGACTTGCCTATATTGGTTTTAGATTTAGATATTGGAATGGTTATTGGGAACAAGGGATTCCAAGAATTAAAGTAAAAGTAAAAGGTAAAAAAGTAACAACTTATAATTCAAGTTTGGTTGAACAAACTCCATCTTTCTCTAATAATCCAGCTTGGTGTATTTTAGATTATTTGACAAATGAAAGGTATGGAAAAGGACTTGCAACAACAGATATTGATTTGCAAAGTTTTTATGATGCGTCTATCGTTTGTAACACTCAAGTAACTCCTTATAGTGGTGGTAGTAATATCCAAATTTTTGATACAAATTATGCCTTAGATACTGGTAGAAAAATAATTGAGAATTTAAGGGAAATGATTAAAGGTTGTAGAGGCTATCTTCCTTATACACAAGGTAAATATAAATTAATTATTGAAACAACAGGCACAGCTTCAATCACACTAACAGAAGATAATATTTTAGATGGATATGTATTGTCTAGCCCAGAAAAAAATTCAAGGTTTAATAGGGTTATCGCTTCATTTGTTAATAAAAGTAAAGACTATCAAATAGATCAAACTCAATGGCCACCTCGTAATGATAGTGGGCTACCAAGTGCAGACCAATTTCAAAATATGAAAACAGAAGATGGTAATGTTTTATTAGAATTAAAAGCAGATTTTCCTAGCATAACATCAGTTTATCAAGCACAAGAAATGGCAGAAATTATTTTAAGAAGATCAAGACAAGCATTAGGATTACAATTAACTGCTGACTTTAATGCTTATGATCTAGCCATAGGGGATATTGTAAATATTACACACGCATCATTAGGTTTTAGTTCAAAACCATTTAGAGTTTTAGGAATAACTTTTAATGAAGAATATACTATTGACCTAACTTTAATAGAACATTCAGATTCCATATATACTTGGGCTTCTAAAGATGAAGAAGAAGCAGAGCCAACAACAAACTTACCAGACCCATTTGATAGTACAATTGATTTAACTACTGTAGTTGGTTTTATGAATTTATCTGACACTATTGTTGAATATAATGATGGTGTAATAATAACAAAATTATTAATTGATTTATTACCATTAAACGAATCATTTACTATTAACTCTGAAACAGGATTAGAAGATGACCCACCAGATACTTTCTATGAATATTTTGAAGTAGAAATATCAGAAGATGGAACAAACTTTTCTTTAGTTGGCAGAGGAAATCAAGCAAGATTTGAAGTTTTAAATGTTAAAGATGATGTTACTTATACTGTAAGAGTTAGATATGTTAATATTGTTGGAGAATTTTCAGAATATATAACACAAACACATACCATAGTTGGTCAATCTGCACCACCAAGTAATGTTGAAAACTTTTCAATAAATGTTGTAGGAGATCAAGCAATATTAAGTTGGGATGCAGTTACAGATTTAGACTTGTCTTATTATGTTATCAAACATAATTCTAATACTACTGGTGCTACTTGGATAAATTCTAAAACAATAATAGATAAAATTGGACGACCAGCAACTACTGTTACTGTTCCTTTTTCTAAAGGTACTTATTTAATTAAAGCAGAAGATAAGAGAGGAAACCAATCACTTAAAGAAACTTTAATTGTTTCAACTATTGAAACACTTAATTACACATTAGAAACTACCATAAATGAACACACTGCATTTTCTGGTACTAAAACAAACGTAGAAGTAGTTTCAAAAAATTCAGTTAATCATCTTGGTTTAACTGCAACAGGAACATTAGGTGTATCAACAACATCTGTTCCAAGTTCAGGTACTTATGAATTTTCAAACACAATTACATTACCAGCAGTATTTAAAGCTAAATTTGAATCTAATGTTTTGCAAATTGTAGAAGATGTTGCTAATTACATTGATGCTGGACGACCAGATAGCACAACTTTAATAGATAGTGGTTCTCCAGACCCTTTTGATGGCAAAACAGTTCAGAATAGTAACACAATATTACAAATATCTACAAGTGATGATAATGTTACTTTTAGTGCTTTTAAAAATTTTACAACAGGAGAGTTTTCAGGTCGTTATTTTAAATTTAAGGCATTATTTACTTCTGCTGATCAAGATTCAAGAACTCTAGTTAATACACTTTCTGTTACAGCTAGTTTAAAAGAAAAGATAGAATCAGGTGCAGATATATCTAGTGGAACAGGGGGCAAAGCAATTACTTATTCAAGTGCATTTAGATTAAATCCAGCAATTATAATTAGTGGTCAAAACATGGCAACAGGAGATTTTTACACAATCACAAATAAAAGCACAACAGGATTTACTATTGAATTTTTTAATTCGTCTGGTACAAGTATAGACAGAACTTTTGATTTTCAAGCAAGAGGAACAGGATAAAATATGTCACAAGTAACACAGATAGCAGTTGATAACCAAACATTCGCAACTTTTAGAACTACTTTAAACAGTAGCTTAGACGCATTAAATACAGGTCATTTAGGTTCATCAAGACCAAGTTCAGCAGTAGCTGGAACTATTTGGCTAGATAATTCTGCAACAGATACTATCGCTATGAAACTGTTTGATGGAACAGATGACTTAACATTATTTTCAGTAAATACATCAACTAACGCAATAACACTTCCTAATGATGTTTCTATTACAGAAACTGACCCAAGTGCTATTCCATTTGCAATCGCTTTAGGATAAAAGGATAAAATATGGCTAACAATTTTAATGACGCACAAATAAGTTTAACAGACGCAACTTTAACAGATGTTTATACTGCAAGTAATAAATCACTTGTTATTGCTGGTACTATTTCAAATACTACAACAACTTCAATTTTAGTTAGTTTAAAAAAATATGATAACTCAGCAACTGCTGGTAAATTTATATTTGAGAATGTTCCATTACCTACAGGCTCATCTATTGAACTTCCTAAAATAGTTTTACAAGCAAGTGACAAGATTCAGGCTCAAAGCGATAGTGCTAGTGGTAATGCTGATGTTCACTTACAACTTTTAACAGATGTATCGTAATGAGTTATTTGGGCAACGCACCAGCTTTAGCATACACAAGTTTTGCTAAACAAGACTTTACAGTAACTGCGACTACTTCTTATTCTTTAGACCACCCTGTTGCTAATGCAAATGAGTTAGCATTATTTATTAACTTTGTGAGACAAGAGCCTGGTAGTTATTCAGCAAGTGGTACTACATTAACACTAACAGAAGCTACATCATCTTCTGATGATATGTACTGTGTGTTTTTAGGTAAAGCTGTTCAAACTGTTAATCCACCAAACGCTAGTGTTGGTGCA